TTTGGTATTAAACAAACAGTATAATATTATGGCAAAGAAAAAACAAGTTGAAGAAGACGTGGTGGAAGCAAACGAAGCCCACCAAGAACCAATGCAAGAGGCTGCACCAGTTGTTCGTAAGAAAGACGAGGCGATCAATGGTGTGAAATTGAAAGACCCTGCGCACGCACTGCCTCAAGAAGAGATTGAGCATGAGATGGTGAAGGTAAAAGCAAAGAACCCAGCGCATCTTAAGCCGCAAGAATAATGGAGGTTAGAAATTCTGATTCTACTTACTGGCCTAAAACAAATTTAGGTAAGGAAGTAAAGAAGCCATTGGCTGCTAAGATCAAAGAAGAGATCAAGCAGCGTGCTAAGATAGTGGAGCAAGGACGAGACGTAAAAAAGTAAATGTATGGATTTGTACGACTACTATTCTAACTTAAGTGAGCAACGCAGATTTAGAGTAATGTTTAAACGGAGAAGAAAATGATTACTATTCCAAAAGGTTTGAAGGGTAAAGAGTTGTTCAAGTGGTTGGTGAACAACAAAGCAATGTTGATGGATGCGAAAAAATCGGCCATCAAGTTTGCCGATGTGGTGGAGCTTCAACCGACATGGGCGCGCGACGAGGTACCAGCAATCAAGGGTAAGTATCTATTTGAGGATAATCTTGATAAAGGAATACTCAAGCGTACCATTGTAGCTAACACTTACCTTTGGATGGACTCACACGATGATGTGCATTTGGAAAATACTTTTACTAACTCTATCGCACAGAAAGTTAGTCGCCCGGCACCACACCTGCTTGATCACCAGTTCAGCATGTTAGCCAAGATTGGCAAGGCGTTGAACTATACGGAACGTGAAATAAGCTGGCGTGAACTGGGGCAAGGTAAGACGGGCAAGACCATTGCATTGATGCTGGAGACTGAGATAATGAAATCATATAACGAGCGCATCTATAACGAATACTTGGACGGGCAGGTTGATCAGCACAGCGTATCAATGCGGTACATCAAACTTGCGTTGGCTGTGAATGATGGTGAGGATTACCCGAATGAGTATAAAGTATGGCAGGACAATATCAGCAAGTTAGGCAATAGGCCTCGAGCTGAAGAGAAAGGATATTTTTGGGCAGTAAGCGAAGCAGCGTTGAATGAAACGTCTGCCGTGCTTGCTGGCTCTAATGAACTTACCCCCACTTTAGGTGGTAACAAGTCGGAACCGGATGAAGCCATTCCGCCAGTCAAGCCGCGTAAAGCACTTGATATGAATAAAGTGTTACAAGGTTATTTAAACTAAAAAATTATGGATGAAAAATTAGAGTTGGAATTAAAGAAACTCTTTGACGCGGCTGGGGAGAAGCATAAGGCTTTTGTTACGACTGAAGTTAAAGAAGCCCTAAAGGGTACAATGTCAGTGGATCAATTCGCTGAGAAGATGAAAGCCGTGGGTCTTGAGGAGAAAACCATTGAGAATATGGTGAAGTCTATCGAGAAGCAAGGGTTGGCAATTGCTCAGATGATGCTGGAAGGTGACAAGCGTAAAGGTAAGGACTTGGATCAAGTTGTTGCCGAACAAGCCGAAGCCATGAAAAAACTTGGTGGTAGTGATAATGCTGCTAAAGTTCGTTTTAAGGTTAATGCTGATAAGACCGTTGTGTACTCTTCGAGTATCACATCTTCCAGCTTATCCTATCGCGAGCAAGCTATTGGACAACTTGCTGCACCAAATACAGTGTTTGATAAAGTATTCCGCACCGTTAGTTTAAGCGAGGCTGATCTTGCTGTATCGAATGGTGTGATCTCTTACGTTGATGTAACTGCTGAGACGAACAACGCTGCTGAAACTGCTGAAACAAACAGTCAGACAGTAGGTTCAAACAACAAACCAGAGTCTGCTATTACATGGCAGGAATATACTCAAGCGTTGCGCGTGATTGCTGATACTATTCCAGTGACTCGCAATTCGTATAAGCACCTTGGGTTTATTGCTGGTGAGATTGATCGCCTGTTACGTAAGAACCAAGCGCAACGTAAAGACTTGCAGATTTATAAAGGTGATGGTAATGCTCCGAATATCAAGGGTATTTACACTTTCACTACTGCCGTTACGCTTGCAAGCATGCCACAGTATGGCGCAGTGATTCAGCCAAACATTGCGGACTTAGTAATGAATCTCGCGACCTATGTTGCGAACAAGTCGGATGCTAGTGGAGCACAGAGCAAGTACTCGCCTAACGTGTTGTTCATCAACCCAGCAGATGCGTTGAAGTTTTTGATTAAGAACAACGAAGGCTCTTATCAATTACCTCCATTCATGGCAAACGGTAAGGTGGGTAATCTCCAGATCATCGAGTCGCCTAAGGTTACCTCTGGAACTCTTATGGTGGGTGATGCTTCTTATGGTACAATCTACCAAAGCGAAGATGTGGTAATTGAAATGGGATTGGTTAACGATCAATTCTTAAAGAACCAGTGGACAATCAGAGCAGAACAAGAACTTTGTTTCTTGCAACGCACTGCTGATCTTGGTGCATTCACAAAAGTAACGGACATCAGCGCTGCAATTGCAGCATTAGCTATCGTATAATATGAAAAGACTAATTAGCATTTTTATACTTGCACTGGTAGCCTTTGCAAGTTACGGACAGCTGACGAGCTCCAACGTTACGGGTACGAACACCATTCACATGAAGACAACAACGTCCTCCACTGTGGATTCTGTTACGGTAACCAACACTGGAACAGGTTCTTTGTATGCTGTTTTCACAGCTAAGTCGCCAAAGACTATTCAAGCATTGTTTACTAAGGTGAGTGGAACAGTTGGCGGTACGGCTACACTTTATGGTAGCAATGACGGTGTGAATTATGAGGCGTTGACTGATACAACTTCAACCCCCACCATCACCACTTACACCGTAACGGATGCTGGAACTTACGCGGTGCCTATTTCAAAAACTTGGCATCTTGGTGACCATAAGATGAAGTACTACAAGCTCACGCACGCTGGTACGGGAACTATGGTAAGCCGGTTCAAAGCAATTGTTTATTTTGAATAAAAAGAATGCAGCCCCGTAAGGCTGCTAACTTTTAAGACTATGAAAAAAATTCTAATCTTATGTTTTGCACTGGCTCTAGGAGTCACAGCAAAGGCACAGCTCATAACGTTTTATCAACCGTTGGGCACAAACGTTGCATCTGATACCGTAACCAACTCTGCAACTAACTATCTTACATCACGTGAGATTGTTGGATATAAAAATGCGGTTGTGGTACAGGTGGTGGTAACAAAGATCAGCGGCACGGTTGGTGGTACAATATCGTTACTGGGTAGCGTAGATGGTACAAACTTCAAAGCGTTGAATACTGAGGAGACACAAACCGCATTGGCCACCATCACGGCAACGGACGCGAGCAACGTGTACCATTGGCGTATCAAAGGCAACCCATTCGCAAAGTATCGCGTGAGCTGGACAGGCACTGGCACAATGGCGGCAAGTTTCTCAGTCAAAGCAATGGCCCGTTAATATTTATATATGATAACCCCAGACCATTTTTTAAATCGTCCGTATCGCATACCTGATCTTGAGGAGCGCAGTGAAGACTTCCAGAACTTTGTAGACTTCCATGAAAAGGATGTGCTAAAAAAGTTGTTGGGTACAGTCTTCTATGATGCGTTGGTGGCAGGTCTTGCCGCTGGCTCTCCAGATGCAAAATGGACTGACTTAAAAAATGGTGGGGTTACATATGAATATGCTGGTTGTACTTATAAGTACGATGGTCTGATTGAATTGCTTAAGCCAATTATTTACGCGCTATGGCTTCGCGACATACATGACAAAATCACAGGCAGTGGAGTCGTGCGCAATATCAAAGACAAGACTGAGTATATCAATCCGGGACGCAGGATAACATTAGCGCAGAATGAATTTGCAAAACGTGTTGGTGATGAGTGCAACCATGAGGATACTTTGTATGGTTACATTTATTCAAGGTACACCGACTACGTAGATGACTTTAACGACTGGAGGTTTACAGCTCCCGGTTACGAAAATGTTTTTGGAATTTAAAATGAACAACACTAACTATGGAAAAGGCAAAAAAATTATTAATGGACACCGTGTCCATATTTATCGGGGTTGCAATATTAGCCATTATACTCCCACCACTCGCATTTATTGCGGGCTTTATTGTTAACCAAATTGTTGACGCAGCTAAATATGGTTGGTCATTATGGTAACGGGCTTAAAGCTGAACGATGTACCAACCGCATGCCCCAACTCGTTTGATGAGCTGAACGGTCGCATCTTTCAACGTATATTTAGTCACTGGGATTTAAAGAAGCCGCTTCTTGAACGCGATTACTTTAAACTGTTTTGCATCATAGCAGACAGACCATTTGTTGACATTGTACGCACGCCTGAGAACGAAGCGGCAATGGAAGCACTAACGGCTTGGGTGGTGGAGACACAACCGGACTTTAAGCCCGTGACCTCTATATCAATCAACGGACGCACCATACCAATACCGCAAAACATTGGTGCACTTCCTATCGGGCAGACGATATTGCTTAAGAGTGCAATGGACAAAACAACTTTTACGGAGGAAAACATTTGTTTTGCATGTGCTGTGTATTTGCAACCGTTACTAGATGAAGCAAAGCCAAATTTAGAATCGATTAAACGTTGGGAGCTTGAGTTTGAAAAATTGCCGATCACGGAAATTTTCAGTGTAGGTTTTTTTTTGCTAAGTCATGTGACGAAAAATTCAAAGAGGCACTTAAGTGTTTGGCAGCAGATAAGAAAACACCGGGTTACTTTACGAACGAAAGTATTGCAGCGTTGGCGAAAGTGGAGCGGCTACAAAGGTTTAATTATCAATCATTCATAACAAAGTTTGCAAAAGAGTTTGGCCAATCACCAAGCAGAGTAGAAATGGAAGAAAGTTTTGACACAGTGGTGCAATGCTTGTGGGAAATGAAAGAGGAGGCAGAGTATAATATTAGACGGAATAAAGTAGCTAAGGATATAACAGAATGACAAACTTACAGGAAAGACTTGACGCAGTTGCCCGCAAAACTTTATTGTCTGCGGTTGAGTGGTCGCACCAACAGGCTGGTATGAAACCAACGTCATTTAAGTTTGCAAAAGTAGATGAGTTCAAAGAATTTCAAGACTCATTTAACTTTAACGATTATCCTGCGCATTGTGTACTACCATTCAGCACAAAACTTACGTGGCTTAATGGTAGAATAAAAACCGTTGCGCCGATGGAGGGTTGGATCGTAAAGCGCATACCACAAGAGGCGGTTGATTATAGAAGTAGAAAGGTGGAGGAGCTTTACTTACAGCCGATGCGCAAAATTGCGAAAGACTATTTTCGCAACTTACTTGACTGTGAGATCATTGACCAAGAAGTTACACCAATCAACATTACCATCTTACCAGAGTATATGTGGTTGCCCGATAATTTGTTTGGTGTTTCTTATAAAGCTGATATACCTATTCTCGAACAAGTGTATTAATGACAAACGCAGAAGCATTTCGCATATTCTTTAATAACTCGTGGGAATCATTTAAAAGTGATGCAGCGAGTAAAGGGCAAAAGATACCTACACACTTTCGCGTAGAGGTTTCGGAAGATTTAGGCGTGTGGTTTGGTGCAAGCCATTTAAAGTTTGTAGTGCATGGTCGTGGGCCGGGTAAGTTTCCACCACCTGATGCAATGCTTAAGATAGTGGACGACAACCCGTCTATGCTATCCGATGCAAAAGCAAGGTGGAAAAACATAACCGCTAAAGGGCTGGCGTATATTATTGGTAGGCGCATATCATTAAGTGGCACGCGGATATTCAGAGGTTTGAAACCGGGTGTTGACTTTGTTGGGTCGTTACAAAAAAACAAACCGGAGTTATTGAAGATGCTGGTGCATAATGAAGCGGTGAAGGTTCAAATGATGATTAGACAAGCAGCAAAATGAAATACTTATTTCTTTTATTATTCCCATTGTACTCGTTGGCGCAGCCCGGCAATCCTTCTGGTGATCCTGATGATACATTAACAGTCGTTGTGAGTGTGGATACTTTAATAACCACAACGCAGATTGACACTTTAACAATTGCTGCACCATCAGATACTTTAGTAGCACCACAGCCTGAACCGGTGTTGAGTCCAGCCATACGAAATCTAAAAAGGCAAAAAGGTGTGCAGCATTCAAAAGATATTCAATCATTAAAATTTTACCGCAGAAACTTTTTTAATACAAAAGGGTGGCACATTTTTTCAAGTGCTGTAATACTTGTAACAATAACAACGGTTAAAGCAAAAGATGGCACTGACTAACAACCTTAAGCCCGCAGGATTTCAACCAGTAGGTGGTGGCTCGCTGCTTTATAAGTGGACGGAGTCTGATCTGTCAGGTAAGACTAATTACAGGGTGGTGGTGCAACTTGATGGTTATACTTCTGTATTGCCTGATTATGAATACAGACCAGATGTTAACGGTATTGTATGGGCTGATATTGCACCATTATTACGGTCATTACTTGCGTTGGATGAGACCGTGGCAAGTCGGATGATTAACACTTACGTAAAGTACCAAGCCGTATGGGATGAATCAAGCGATGCGCAAGTAAATTTATCTGGTGATGTTATTTACGCTTATGTTGGGAATAACCACGCATTGAATTATCGGACAAAATTTGATATAAAATCATCAGACGGTAATGCCGATCCTGAACTCGCTACTGGGGTTTTTCTTTCTTATTCAGACATTAAAATTCCAATAAATAAAAACTCATATATCGATTTTTTAGTAGACGGTTCATTACCTAGTAATGCTGAGTTTAGATCATATAAGCCTAACGGAACGCTGTATAACAATGCTTCATTTAACGGTACTACCCATATACTAAGAAGTGAGGTATTTACACCAGACAGCACTACGGGGGTATGGCAGATAAGAGTTACAAACAGCGCTGGAACTTTAATCTACGCGATGTTTAAAGTTGAGGTGGTTGAAGTTTGTAGTAATCCTTTATATATACGTTGGTTAAATGATTATGGTGGTTTAGCTCATTATATGTTTGACTATAACCAAATATACGGCCTGCAAGTAAATGCAAGTGACAAGGCAAAAGTGGTGGAGTGCGGTGCTTATGGTGTAACATTTGAACAGTGGTTAATGTTAAACGAACTGCACAGGGATGGAATAGTATATAACGATAACTACAAGCAAGGGCAGTTTATTGAGGATGTAACAGACTATGCTAATCCAGTTCCACTTATTTCTATTCCAAAGGATCAAGCTACACAGACTAAGCGCGTAGGCCACAACATAGAATTTGCGTTTCGTTACCCTTTAATAGCAAACAACGGAATATGACGGAATAAAGTAGCTAAGGATATAACAGAATGACAAACTTACAGGAAAGACTTGACGCAGTTGCCCGCAAAACTTTATTGTCTGCGGTTGAGTGGTCGCACCAACAGGCTGGTAT